CTATAAATTTGCCACAAACAGTCCTCTTAACTGCTGGATCATGCTAACCACTGAATAAGGTGGCTCTTGGCTTGCTGTGGTAACTGCTCCACGATTCTGATACCAGAATTCGGTCAACATGGCCACGGCAATATCAAATTGTGAGTACGCTTGTAACGCATCAATCGCCGCTGTGCTGTCAACGGCATTGTGAACATAGTCTTGTGCCGCTGTCAGGTAGTTGCTTATCAAACTATCATCAGTATTAGTCTGCACACGCAGGCTATTTTTAATGTCATCAGTAGTGACAGTCATTTGCTCATCTCCTATATAAAAATAGGGGCGTACCCTAAGGCACACCCCCACTAAATTATGCTTTTGGCGTGGCTGCTACCGGTGTGATGTCAACAATTCGAGCAGCGTCTGGATCAACCACTTCATAGTCGTTGCGGATGACCACGGCCAGTCCCTGACTATAGCTGTCGAACCGTTCCCACTGGGTGTTTACTTCGTTCTTCTGGGCTAAGAAAATTGCTTGAGAAAAGTCCCCAATGATGATCCGATAGGTGCCCGCCTTATCAGTCGGCAATACTTTGTTAGCAATCACGATCACTGGTGCCCCGAACAGTTGCTTGCCTGATGGTGCCGTGATTGAAGGTTGTAACAAGTATCGGCCTTCGCTGTCTTTCAGGGTATCAAGGTAGTTAAATGCGTCCTGATTGACGATGACGGACAGAGACAGTGCTGGATCTAACTCAATATTGAAGGTTTGCTTGATGTCATCGAGACCAGTACCCGTGATGTGCTTGAAGTTATCGTTGGTGCCCGTCTTGCCAGTCAGAACACTGATAATGTTGCTGTTGTCCGTGTTTTGTACCAGCTTCTTGAGTTGATCCTTAACCTCGGCAACAATATCAACTTCACTGTCTTCTACCAGTTCATTAGACAGATAAATCTTGCCAGCACGGGTAGCAACCTTGTAGTCAACACCACGGAATAGGGTTGCATCGATCTCTGGCACGTCTGCAAGTTCTGCCTTGGTGGCTAAAACGCCATTGTTGGTAAGGGCGATCGGATAGGTGCCAACTGGGGTCCCGACCTGCTTCACAGTGACGTATTTAGCCAGGTCATAATCGGATTCCTTTAGGTTCCAGACGTCTTCGATGACTTCTTTAGGAACGACAGCACCAGCTGTGGTTGTGGTCAAGCCGTCACGTTGTTCACCCATGCTGCGGATGTAGTCTTCGTATGCGCGAGATTCGGTATGTTCTTTGTTGTCGATAATTGTTTTTTCGGTCATGGTTTTATCTCCTTTTTCTGGTTGTTCAGTATTAGTTTTAAGCCACTCAGTGTAGCTGCGTTTGTCCACTTGGACGTTGGTATCGTCGTACGCAGGCACGGCCACCAGCGAGACATCAAACAGGCTCTTTACTTGCTTGATGGTACGGATCACTTGCCCGCTGTCGTCCTTAGTGAACGTGTCACCGTCTGGCGCAGCATTGAAAGTAAAACTCATGGCTGACAGATTACCAGCTTGGACGTTGTTATAGGCATCGTTGGCTGTGGTCGTATCGGGTAAGGTTGCTTCAAACTGCAAGCCTTTATCATCCACGTTTAAGGTCAAGGTGCCGGCCTTGGTGCTGGCTAAGACTTGGCTAAAATCATGGTTTGAAACCATATAGACGTCTGATAAGTCCACATTGTCGAATGCGTGTGGATCAACGATCTCACGGAACCCCCCAAGATCCTTACTTGGGCTATTGAAAACTACTGCATAACCACTTAACTTCTTTGGGCTGCTAGTGGTGTCTTCCTGTTGCTGTGTGTCTGGATCGTCTTGGTCTTGGCTGTCGTCTGCTGCGGCAGTTAGATCAGCGTCAGGATTCAGGCGTTTTTCTACGTCATCTTGGTTCATTAGGCGCGCTTCCTTTCTGTTTATCTTGATAAGTGACAAGGTTGCTTAGTGGCGTGTAGTTCAGACTGGCCATAATCTCATCTCCACCGGTAATTGGTGGCAGGTTTAATCTGGCTCGTGCTTCATTAGTGGTCAGAACACCGCCTTGCAGCCCCTTAACTGCTAGTTCTTGCATCGTGGCTGGGTCGGCACTGAACAGCTTGTCAGTGTTGAAACTGAATCGATTATCGCCAGTCGAAAGTTTGGCGTCCATCTCACTGGTGAAGCAGGTAAAATACTGAATCAGTGTGTTTTGCAGATAAACCAAATTCGACTGTACGGCATTAGAGTGCTCGCTTTCGATACCCAGCCGATCAAGTGGTAACCCGAACGCTTTGGCAATCTGTTTCGTTGTCCAATCGCTAGAATTGACTAGATTCAGAACGTCAGTATTAACTTCGAGTTGCTTATAGTCCATATCATTGTCGAGAATGATGGTCTTGAGGGCATTGTCACCACTGTTGGCAGCTTCAAATTTGTTACGGATGTTTTCTTTGGCCTTGGTGTCTAGTTGGGTCTTGTTGACTTTAAGAATGCCTGTCCCTTGGACACCGGTGTTAAAGAAACCTTTCAGCAACGCATGTCCAGACTTTTGTACCCCAACCTCATCACGGAGGCTATACAGTGGCGATAGTCCTTTGTAACCGTCTTGTGTGAAGCACTTGAAGTGTAAGACCTCGCTGGCATTTAAACGCTGTGAGCGGCCACTGTCAGACGTGTATTCGTAGCTGATAATGCCGGTTGCATTATCTTGCTTAACCACCATTTGGCTGTTGGGGACTAACTCGAAGCCAGTAACTTGTCCGCTAGGATTTTTGGTAACCCGTGCAAAGCTGTTACCATTCAGCAACATGTTAGCTGCTAGAGAAAATTTGAATGCCCACGCGGTCATGTGATCATTGGGTGCTTTGTTAAGGAGCACGCTGATACGCTTGTCACTGTACTCAATCGGGTTGGTTGCAAGATCACTGGCGATCACGCGCACGGCCGTAAATACATCCGAATTACGTAAAGCACCAATACCCACATATAGGCCACTGTCGTTGCTGGTCATGCTGACAAGCGCATCTAAGAACGGTTCGCTGTTGTCATCGCGTGGTTGTGTTGTGTCATTCGTGAAAAAGCTCATTGTTTCACCTCCCTTTGTTGAAGTTGATAATGACTGCGACGGAGATCAGAGCCGTGCCGACTGCTAACATACCAACACCAAACCCGAACAGCCACCAGATACCGACAACCATACAGATCAGTCCCAGTAGTAACAGCACGGTCTGCACATTAAAAACTAAAGTCATCGCTCGAATAAAAGTCATTGTCTGCCACCTCACTTTCCTTGCTTTGATTCATTGCGATTGTGTAAGCATTCATCAGTGCGGCTACGGGATCAATCTTCGTAGCGTTGTGAGCCTTATCAATAATTGGATTGGAATTGGAATCGTATTTCAGAATAGCGTTGTTCACCGCATAGGCCAGTAGTTGGTTGTCTGCATGCTTGATGAGGCCGTTAAAGAGATCATCACGGAACCGCACAGTCGGTATTGACAATGTGAGCCGGCCTTGGCGTACTTCAACCATTGGCAGGTCACGCTTTTCAAACTCTGGTAGTAAGTAACCAAACGACCATGGATCGTAACAGATAGCCCGAACGTTCCACTGGTTACGCTCGATCAGGTCGAGAATGAAACGTAGCACTTCGTCATAGTCGATCATGCCGCTATCGAGTTTGGTAATGCTACATTCACCACGACTGGCACCACTGATGTAATCGAACCCGTCACGCTTGATCTTCTCTTCCAGTCCGTACTTCGTCCCCACGAATGAGTGGCTGTCGGCATACAGGTAGCCATCTTCGGGAACTAACCACGAGATACTGGTCAGGTCGCTAGACTTGGAAAGGTCAAGCCCGATATACACGTCCTTGTCTCTGGTGTCTGGTGGCTCGATAGTGGCTTTATCCCAGTCATCAAGACTGATGTAACTGTCTGCTCTGGCTGATTGCCAAGTGTTAAAGTTCTTTACGAGAACTGGCCTTAGGGTTCCTTGCTTGGATGCTAGATCAACATCAGCTTGCAAGCTAGGTCGCATCGTCTTAGCTCTTTCAGCATTAGCCAGTAGCGGATTCGACTTCTCCCAAGTCTCTGGTGCAAAGCCTTCATCCTTGCTATCCTGTTCAAAAATGGCAATAAAATACCGATCTGCTTGTTCGCGACCGGTTAAGACTTTTGAGACAAATTTATACTCTTTATACATAGGGCCATTCAGGTCTGGACCCGTGGTCGAGATGACGGCTAGTAAACTGTTGTCACTGTTGATCTGGCCGGATTTTAGTGTTCGTAGAATCTCATCATTACGAGCCAAGGCAAACTCATCGACGACGGCCAAATCACCCTGCCAACCATCTAGGCTGTGCAGATCAGACGCAAGCGGAACGGCTCGGCTGTTGCTCGGCAAGTCGATGATTTCATTACGATTGATCTTCAAACGATCACGCACTGACTTAGACACCTTAGAGACCTGACGCAAACCACTAGACAGTATATCGAAGGATAAGTGGGCTTGGGAATTGCTGTTGGCTGTGTAGACACACTCTCGGTTCATGGCTGGCTTGTTTTCCATGAGGAGATACAGCGCGCCAAGGCAGGCCATTAGGTACGATTTTCCGTTCTTTCTAGCCATCGATATATAGGCTCGATCATAACGGCGATTGCCGGTTGCCTTGTCTCTCCACCCGAAAAGCTCAGCAACCAAATATTTTTGGAAAAGTTCTAGCTTGAGTGGTGACCCATCGCGTGCCGGCATCAGTTCGATAAACTCAATGGCTTTGTTGGCAAAGTCCTCATCAAAGTAATACGGCCATGGATTCTTTTTGCGCTTGCTGGCTCTCAAGTCTTTGCGATAACGTCTTGCTGCTTGCTTGATCTTTTTACAAGCAACAATCTCACCGCTTAGTACCTTGTCAGTGTATTCAGTTGCATAGTTCATGATGACATCAGATCCGCGAACGGATCGTCAGGCTTCTTCTTAGTCTCATTCTTCACTGCCAGCTTTGCCCGACTGTAGACTGACAAGCCAAGCAAGTCATCAATGCGGATCATTTGATTAGTGGCATCAAGCTTCATTTTGACTGCTGGGTTAGCTTTCACACTATCGGCGGTGTCAACCATCATGCCTTGTTCTTGAATCAGCTCGGCAGCTTTCTGAATGTCAGAATAGGCTTGGCAATGACTGGCAATCAGGGCAGCATCTAGTTCACTAACTGGAATGTCTTTTTTGAGCAATGGCACAATACGCTGCCATTCAGTCACTGCATATTCATCAAGCCATGCAGGGGGCTGGTCAACTAATTCTTGATAGGTGAACAGTGATTCTTCCATGTCACGCCGGTCTGCCAGCTTCTTTTTGCTCATTGCGCCGCGCATTTGCGTAATAGATTTCAGTGGTGCTCCCATCTCGATCACGTCCTTTCTTTATAATTACAATTAGACTTATCTAACTTAATTATAACACATAGTACCAAATACCCATGATATATTGCGGTTATCACGGATTTTCAACAACGAAACTCCTATGCTTGGTTCCCAAGACTAGATGACCTAGCCCCCGTATTTATGTGGGGGTAGCGTGCCGCGTCTTCCACTTTCGTTTTGGTTCCGTGGCAAGCATTACATAGACTTTGTAAGTTGCTCTCGTCCAGTCTGCGGCTCCAGTCAACACGTATGGGAACACGATGGTCTACCACGTCAGCTTGTACGTATAACCCCTTTGCTTGGCATCGTTCACACAGTGGATGTGCTAGGCGATACGAGTAAGACAGCTTGCGCCACGCTTTGGACTTGTAGAACTTAAAGTAACGACCACCGATTGCTTTGCGATATGCATAGCGTTCGTTGTCGGACGCTCGTGGTTCTGGCTGGTGCTTATCACAGTACCGCTGATTGAACGGCACCATGGTGTTGCAACCAGCATGGTTACACAGTTTCATAATCATGACAACACGCCTGTCTTTTCGGGTTCAGGCTTATCATCGCGATAGTAAAGCTGAACGGTTATCATATTATCTGGCGCAGAGAATACCCGAATGAATCCGACTTGCCACCTGTGTAACACCATGAACTTGTCGATGATACCGTTTAGTTCTCCTTGATGCGCAGTATATTCAAATAGTTTCATCGTTCTATGCTCCTTTGGTTGTCTTCTTGAGTGTCACAACATCGAACGCATTAGGATCATCATCATAGGCAATGGACTGAATCGCGTACAAGGTTCCATTAAGTTTTATCTGTGTGCTGTCATCTATCGCGTCAGTGTGGCGTATTACGATCGCTATGGTGTCCGCTAGGTCTGTGCCCGTGATCTGGTAGGTCTGTGTCACAGTGCGGTTATATGAGCCATAGAATAGCGTGCCAGTCGGCGTAAATGTAGAGATGTTAATACCTGCGCCAGTCCTGCGACTAACTGTCTTACCGATTTCAGCCACCTTGTTCAGGCGGGCAATTGAATAGTTCTTCATGCTATTCCTCCTTGTCGAGTTCACCAAGCACCGTAACCACCCATTCTTTGTTGAGATATTGAACGCTCACTTGAGATGCGTGATACGGCGCTGGCATATCTTGATGTGCCTGATCAACGATTTCTTTTAAACTCTGGCCATGAAATACTTCCCATACTGTATCCATATTATTTTCTTCCTTTCGTGTTCCAGATTTTCTGGAACAGTGTTCCAAGTTTGTTCCAGAAAATTATTGCTGTATCCCTTGTGGCTCTAGTGTTGTTCCAGATGTTCCAGAAAATATCCAATTTTTCTAACTTTTTTGTAGCCCGCTAGCTCACGGATAATTAAATGTCTTTATTTTTTTATTTCCAAATATCCCAAATTTTCTGGAACTTCTGGAACAAGGGCTTACTATCCGCGCCACTAAGGCATTTGTGTGTTCCAAAAACGATTTATTTTCTGGAACAGTGTTCCAAAAAAACTGGAACAAGGGGCGACTACTCGTTAAATTGATCATTTATAAGCGAACCCGTTAGATGTAAGCCAATGAATCGCTGAACATTTCCACCGTCGTTGTTAAAGCCCCTTCGGCTTCGATCTTTAGAAACGTGGTAGGCAGCTAGTTTTTTTGCGATTGCTTGCGTGCTCGTTCTATCAGTGTAGTTGTTCATTTGGCAAAAGCGCTTATACTCTGCTGTCACAACTGTAGTTGCTTCACCGCGATCATCCTTTGCATCGATAGAAGCATATTCGTCAAGGAATTCTTTAAAGTGGTCGTTTGCATCCAGCCACTCTTGGCTTGCGTTTACTACCGAATCAGGTTTTGTTAGGCCACCACTTTTAAGCGCCTTGGCAAACATATGCATGCATTTCATAGCGAAGCGTGGCGTTTCTTCGTCCATCTTGGCATCGTCAAACTGATCCCACCAGTGTGTGTGTCGGGTGTCACCATTAATCATTTTGATCACGGTCACCCGATCAGCAAAGCCACTGCTATGATCACTGAATGCGGGCATCTCGTTTGCGCTGAACAGCAACTTAGCATAATTCATAAACTTAAAGTTCTGAATGCCTTTAAACTCGGCTGGTATATAGTCACCACCAGTTAGTGACTTAATCGCGGCTGTGCTCTTGAGGTAATCTGACCCGACGTCTGCCACGATATTTGCTTCCTTGCCGTATAGGTTGGCTGTTTCAAAACGACGGTCACCATTGGCAAGGTCTGCTGGTTTTGATGCTGACACATTGTCACGACCGATGAGGTTAGTAATTCTGCGAATAAGTGTGCTTTTGCCTTCACCACCGGTACCATACAACCACAGAAATGCTTGGAATGGACGGTAAGACCGATAGAACATATAACCGATGAATTCCTCAAATGTGATCGCGGCATCGCCCATCATAGCTGCAAGCAGTCGTTCAGTCTCTGGGCAATCGTCCCTATCTGGATCGACCGCGTACTCATGAGCGTTCAGCATGTAATTGTCAGCGCTACTTTCCTGCATCTTGTTGGTCAGTATGCTGTATGTGCCGTTAGCGAATGCAACTAGTTCTGGATGTGGGTTCTCATCAAATGGTGATCGCTTGCCGTATTCCTCGTTATAGCTGATACGTTGCAAGAATCGTCTGGCGCCTGTAATATCACTTTCACGATACAGCCCCCATTTGAGCATCTCTTTGGTGGTTCGGCTCTCGGTGGTCTTAGTGAACTCACCCTTGCCAAATGTTCGCCATGTCCCTTTGCTTGGCTCATAAATGGCGCCTTCACTCAACCCGGGAAAACTTTCTACCCGTGTTTTATCCATGAAGTGATATCCATAGGCTAAGAAGTCCACCTTGATGTGCCGATGAATGGTCACACTTTTAGGATCGTTTTCGTCTTTCTGTTCTGACTGAAACCAAACTCTTAACCAGTTCGGTAACTTGGCAGCAAGCTGTTTGTTATATTCCCGAATACCTTTCTCGGTCTTATCTTGAGGCTCTGGATACTTGTTCACGTCAAATGGTTCTAATGTGCTTTTAGAGATCACCTTGAGCTGGGTAAACTCTGGCGACTTGTTTAGTTCTTCCTTTAAGCTGTCCGTATGCTTCACCGCCTAACTTCGACGCGCGATTTCGCGCTTGCTGATTGAATTGATGATCTTAACTAGCTCGCCATTAGGCAAGGGAGGGCGAACATAGCGCTGGTTGATAGTTTGAATTAGATCCGCGCAGCTATCGGGATCAGCACCCGACCGAAAGACTGAACCGGCAATGCTTGCCATCCACTGGTTACGGTTCCCCTCGTCTGTACCATCTACCAGACGATTAATAAAATGTCCAAACCATGAATCTGCGCTGCTGTAATAATTACTCATGTTAGGGTGGCACTGACGTTGAATTTCATCTAGTAACCACTGAGGCGCTGGGGCTAGCTTGGTGATCTTGTGCCCTTTAAGTGGTTGATACATACCGTTCTCGCGAATGCTAGGGAAAACCGGTACACCAGTCGCGACATAGTCGAGGCCGGTTTTTTCGCCATTCTTAGAGAACAAATCCGATCGACTGGTTAGCTTCAATTCCTTGGGATAGGTGAAGAAGATATGGAGTCCACCGTTTGGCGTTGTTTCTATATAGGTAGATGGAATCTGACCAGCACGACCATCAGCGCACAATTTAGCCAACGTCTCATTGCCATTAGCTTCGCTTTTATGCCCCATATCGATATCGAATACCAGCACGCCATCAAGCCCTAAGCCGATATTGTAATTAGGATGTTCGCCCCACCATTTCTTGGCCTGTTCTGGGTCTTTGGTGGCATCTTTGTACCCATGCGAACCAGCAAGTGGTGTTCGTGTCTCTGGCGCAAGTGGATAGACTGCAAAGCCATGCTGCTGATATCCAAGCGCTACTTTAAGCACGTCGACCATCGGCCGCATCTCCCTCCAAAAGTAGACGGCGAGCATCAATGATCTTGTCGGATGTGGCATCAGTTAATGCTTCAAGTGACTTATCTTTAAGTTCTCGCCGCAGAACGATGAGCAGTGAACTGGCTTCTTTGAGTAAATCTTGAGTTGCTTCTATATCTGGCCTCGTCATCATTTGTCTGCCTCATCAATCGTTGCCAAGCTGCTATCAACGTATTCTTGAATTGTTCTCAGGAGCGCCATCCATGTATAAAATGATCGATTCGTACCGTATGCCAAGATTGCAGCATTTTTTTCAGTACGATCGTTTCGATATGAAGTGACAGAGCCTTCCATAATGTCGAATTCATCACTAAGAGCTTCTATAAGTCCTTTTGCAGTGCTGAGGTTAAAAGACGCCATACCTAAATCAGGCGCTTTGGTGCTATTTGAAACATTTTTCATCATAATTGCCTCCATTTTTCTTGACAAAAGCATCTAACTAGAGGCAAGCTAAAAGTCGATATAGATCTTTTCGCTTGTCTTCTTCTCGCCTTGAGCTGCCACTCTTGGCGATTTTTTTGTGGCCTCAATTAGTGAGCGTTTTTCGGCTTTTTTAGCTTGCCAATACCGATCACAATCAGCGTCAGCCTTTACAAACTGCGGCCACGTCCACCCAAACTTGCTATTTACCATTTTTACCATGGTCATAGTCCTTTCTAAACTGTAGAAACGATCCCAGCACGCCCCCGTTCATGAAAACCATCAGCATGACGGGTATAACTGTCGGATGAATAAATATCCACGTAATCAGGCTAGTCATCGGCACCGTCCTCCTTGAGATAGTTAAGGACGATCCGAGCATTTAGCTTGTCTGTTTCGGACGTAGCCGGATCGTTCAATAAAAGCATAGATTCGCTACGGGCTACAAAGGTGTCAATGCACCAGCCTTCATCAGTCTTCATAAAATGATCGTCTGAGTATTTCTGAAGGTTCGGATAAAGCTCCTTGAACTCCGCTAGGCTTTCTGGTTCATTGTCCACACACTTGATAAAGCCATTGTCCAATGCGTATTGTGTAGGAACACCGTTTTCGTCAATTAAGTTGGTCTCGACCATGGTGCGATATACCTCGTCCTTGCCAGCCGTTACGCCTTCAGATTTCAAACCCTCATAGAATTGCTCCACGATTGATGGATAAACTACTTTCATATATTTACCTTTCTGGCTTTATGCGCCTGTCATAGTTGCTTACAATTTGCCGCCTGCCCAGCAGTCTAAACTTCCCTTGATGCCATGAACTCGATCAACTGCTTCTTGCTAATACGCTTAGCAGTATTTACATGCGTTACCTTGATTTCGCCACGCTTGATGAGCTTGTCGAGTGTGCCGCGGCTGACATGCAAAAACTTGCATGCCTCACCGAGATTCAAGAATTCTGGAATCTGCGGCTGGATGGGCTGCTGCTGTGGCATCATCTCTGCCACGGTTTGACGTACGAGCGACCGAAGCTTGTTCTCAAACTCTGGTGTAGTGCTAATCTGTAGTTGCATTGTTCTAACCTCCAATCTATTTATGCGTAGTGACTACGCTACATCAATACGGTAGCATGTTCGTGCTTGACTTGCAACACTTATTTTGAAGTAATGTGAATACACAGGCTTTGTTGCGAATTCGCTTTGCCATAATTATCCCAAAATGTTATCATTCACTCGAGGTGTTCATATATGATAAAAATTAAACTGAAACAATCCATGGAAGACTATGGTGTAACAATCTCTGAATTGAGCGAATTTACGGGTATTGCTAGGAGTACGCTAACACCGTTGGCAAACAATCCGAATACAGTTAAGGGAATACAAATAGATACGATTGATACACTCTGCGACTTTTTTGGAATTGGGATTGATGATCTACTGGAGTTTGTCCAAAGCTCAAATAAATACAGTGTCCCAACAACGTGGGGTTCATTTAACACACCCGAGTTCTTTGTTGATCTGAAAAAAATGGTTGGAGCTAAAGCTCGACATACTCTATTATCTGTAACGTGGAATAATTCTCAGCCTGACGATACGGCCTTTTTTGAAGTCAGCATTTCTCCGTTAAGCAAAAGCGATGCTGAACAATTCTCCGGGGAAGGCAAGCCTTCCGGTTCTGAATTACTAGATGGCAATCTTTTTAAGCGAGACTTTAAAAGACAGACACGAGATGTTGCTAAAGAAACATCTGAAGTTATATTAAGAATGCTTATTGAAAGTAAGTTTTTTAAAAAGCAGGTTTCTTCTATAGTCGGTGCTAATGTGACATGGAATATAGGGAATATGCTTGAAAATAATACCTTATACTCCTTTGTTTTTGAGATCGATGGTGGGAATATTTCATATCAGAAACGCAACATTGATTAACTTTTAATGGCATTTGATATCATGGCCGAATTTTAGGCCGCCACCTTTTCCCCAATTTCGGGGAAAACTCTCCAATCTAACACCGCCTGCCCAGCGTGACGGATAGGAGAAGAATATGGCAATTAAGAAAGTCAAGCTTAAGTCTGGTGCATTTCGCTACCGCGTAACGGTCAATGCTGGGCTTGTTGCTGGAAAACGCAAGAATATTGTTCGCAATGTTCAAAGCATGCAAAAAGCACGTCTACTAGAGTCAAAACTCAAGCTAGACGTGGCTAATGGTTTATATGATGAAAACGACACTACCCCACCGGTTCAGACCTTTAGTGATTTGTACAATCAGTGGTGGCCGATCTATGTTCAAACTGTGGAAGGAAGTACAGCCTATAAGACAAAGCAGCTTTTCCATAACCACTTGATCCCTATGTTTGGTTATAAAACTCTCACGACGATAAAAACCGGCAGCATTCAAAGTGCTGTCAGTCAGTGGCGAGAAACAACCACCAAGGCATACAAGGAACGTTTCATTTATTTGAAAAAGATACTCTCATTTGCTGTTAAGATGCAGTACATCGAAAAGAACCCCGCAGACGGTGTCGAATTGCCACGCGGGGTAGGATCTGGAAAGTCACCAGTGTACTGGGATAACAAGCAAGTCGCCCGATTCCTAACTTGCATTGATCCTAATAACGATCCAGAAAAGTACACAATGTTTCTGCTGATGGTTAGCACCGGTATCAGGCGTGAAGAACTATGCGCCCTGAACGTATCAGATGTTAATTTCAAAACGTCCACACTGTCAATCAATAAAGCCTATGCAACTGGTCTGAATGGCAAGGAATCAATTAAAGGCACCAAGTCAACCGCGGGTATGCGCACAATACCATTAACCCCGAAAGTGACAATACAGCTTAAAAAGTGGATAGCATTACTTGATGCAAGCAAGATTATCAGCATTAGAGATGATCGGCCACTGTTCCCATCTCCACAACACTTTGAAAAACGTTTAGGTATTAACAGGCCAAACAAGTGGCTGAAAGATATTATTGAAGCAAACCACCTTACACCTCGCATCACATTGCACGGTCTGCGTAAGTCTTTTGTAACGAATATGATCCGCAGCGGTGTTGATGTTTCAACTGTACAGCGGCTTGCCGGTCACTCTACGCCCGATGTGACGCTTCGCATATATGCTGGCATGAATCAGTCAGATGCGCGAGAAGGCATCGACAAGTTAGCGGACTATATGGAACAGGTAACATTTTAG